TTCCCGCTTGGGCTTCATGTGGAAGGATGACGCGGGCCGTGACGTAAACCTCATGGAAATCCTGCCGAAGCTGGCGGCGAATGCGGTATATCAGGCAGGGGATAAGTCTGCCATGATGCAGGAAATGACGCGGCAGATTGACGAGGTACGCGCCAAGTACGAAGGCACTGACCAATGGATGAAGGCCCCGAACGGCCAGCCGACGAAGTTGACCGAGGAGCAATGGCTGACGGTCAGGACGGACGCTTTCAAGAATTGGTTCGGGGATTGGGAAGCCGCGGCTTTTGCAAATAACGCGAAGGAATATCTTGACAATAATGAAGCCGTCGGCAGTATCAGCGGCAATGAGTTTGAGAAAACCGAGGAATCCTTAGTTGACCGCGTTGAAGAATATTATAAGAAAACGGGAAATTCCGTTGTAAAAAATAAAGACCTCGGCGAAGTTCAGCTTGATCGTCGAGGCGTAAAAGATTCGATTGGTCATGGACTCGGGCGGACAAAAGCAGCAGCATACGCGCTTGTTCCCGATGTAATCAAAAAAGGTCATGTATATGCTCGTGAAAAAAATTGGAAAGGCAGGGGATATGATACTGCGGTTATTATCGCAAATGTAAAGATTGGAGAAAAGGATTATGTTTGCGAGTGTGTTGTTAAACAGGAAAAAGGACGACAGGGGTTTTATCTACATGAGGTAGAAATAAAAGAAAACCTCGAAGATGTGTTCAAGACCGACAAAAGCGGCACATCCTCAAGGTCTAAACTCATTGTAGCACAATACCACGAAAAAGGCAATAATGCCTCGAAAGTTGTTGACGAGAACGGCGAGCCGCAAGTTTATTCACATGGCACAAACGAAGACTTTGCAATCTTCGACGCAAGCAAGATTGGGAGCAACACGGGGAACTATGGTCATTTGGGATATGGATTCTATTTTTCCAATGACTCGAACGAAGCGAAGCTCTATGGAGACAATCAGCTTGCCGTGTTCTTGAATATCAGGAATCCGTTTTATGGCGACGATGCTTCTCTTGAAAAATACGAGGACATTCTTGACCTCGGCGAAAAGTCGAGAGTGATAGAGAAAGACGCTATCAAAGATGCACTCAAAGAGAAGTCTCCTATTGCTTATCAATTCGCGGTAGACTTAGACACTGTTGGATATGAGAAAGCATGGGAGAACGCATTGGCGCATGAGGGAGCGGAAGAAGACACGGAGTTAGCTCTATTGTTGGATAGTGTGTACTATTACATGGAGCGTGCGGGAGAATACGCATACGTCGAAGATGATATTCAAGAGATTGAAAAAACTTTCGGGAAAGACATTACCTCCGAAAAGCATTTGAATATTTCTGCTTTGCCGTATCTTTTGAACACAGGCAGATATAAAGGCCAAACTGAAGCATTCACGAAAGCCTTGCAGGAAGATGGATATGATGGGGTGATGTATGGTTCGGAAGCGGTCGCGTTCAATCCCACGCAAGTCAAATCCGCCACCGAGAACAACGGACAATTTCTCGCTGATGATCCGAATATTTATCATCAATTCGCCGGAGAGAACGCCGAGACAGCAGACACGGCAAAGCTGGCGGAGGCGCAACGCATGGAAGCAGACGGCGCATCGGCGGAAGATATTTTCAAGGCGACCGGCTGGCTGAAAGGCCTTGATGACCGGTGGCGCTTTGAGATTCCCGACAATCTGGACAAGATTGATTTTTCGGAAGTTATCGCACTCCCTCACGAGACAAGCGCGGTGGAATTGGGGAGAGTGTACGACAACCCTGCACTTTATGAGGCCTACCCGTGGCTGAAAGAAGTTCTTGTCATACAAAAAGATTTGCCGCCAAATAATCTCGGGAGAGTTGAAACCAATATAAACGAGCCGGTTATTGCCCTCAATAAAACGTTGCTGGCAAGCGATATGGCAAAACAAACTCCGTACATGAAAACGGCGCTTGTGCATGAGATTCAGCATATCATCCAAGCACACGAAGGATTTGCCGTAGGTGGGAATACACGGTCAGCACGAATGCAAATTGAGCGTGAATTGGATCGGCTCGAATTGGCCAAGGAAAAACTAAGCGATGATACAAGAGCTTTCCTTGCCGCGCGTGGGCTATATGAAAATACATTGCTTGGTATCGTTGAGGTGGACGACGAGACACAGGCACGGTATAAAAAGGATTACGATGAATATAGCGACATACTGCCGGAAGATGAAAAGAAATCTGCAAGCGCCCTTGAAAGTAAAATCAGGCGGTTACAACGTGCTTTAGCAAAGTATGGCGAAGATAGCAGATATTTATATCAGCATTTAGGCGGAGAGCAAGAAGCGCGTGAAGCGGAAGAAAGGGCGGAGGATGGCATTTATGATACTATGCCGAGTCCTCACAACAAATTCGACGCGCTTATTGTTTTCGGTAAAAAGGAATTTCCGTATTCGCAAAATGTTGACAACCTTGGCGAAAATGCGGAGCAGGCCCTTGATATGCTGATGCAGGCAGCTTGGCACGGTTCGCCGCATAGTTTCACGAACTTTGACCTCGGCGCAATCGGTACAGGAGAAGGCGCGCAGGTGCATGGTTGGGGCCTGTACTTCGCGCAGAATCAGCAAGTCGCCGCGAGATACAGAGAAAACCTTGTGGCAAACAGGGGCGGCTGGGATTATCGAGTTACGATCAACGGAGAGCGCGTCAGTGATGAAGTCAAAGACGTTCTCGACAGAATATCTCTTAGTTATTTATATAGAGCAGGGAACGAGCACGGACAAGATGCGATTAAAAAAGAAATTCAAGACGCGATAACTCGACGCCGTGGGAAGTCAGAGTATGGAATAGAACGGCTGGCCCGAAATATTGTTAAAGTTTTAGATGCAGAGATAAAACGTATCGAAGAAAACCCCAAAATGTCGATAACGTCGTTTCTCAAAAGTATCGAAGGCAACGAAGAAAAAAGCAGGCTGAAAACTCTTGTCGATAGAGCAAGACGGACAGCAAAAGAAGAAGGCCACCGAGCTTCCATTCAAGACGTAAAGAATGCGCTCAACGAACACGCGGAACCGTTTCGGTACGAAGTGGCAGAGGATGAACGTGAAGCTGACATATTAGAATCGCTTGACCTCAACAATCTGAAGATTGAAAGAGAATCCGGTTCCCTGTTTGAAGTCGATATTCCTGAAAACGACGTAATGCTTGACGAGCAGAAATACCTCTCGGAGCAACCGCCGAAGGTACAAGCTGGCGTGAAGGCAACGATTGAGGATATCGTTGACGAATATTTCACCGGGCAGATGGTGGACGATTTTGTCGAAGGAGTCAACCTTATTGCCGGGAAAGAAGTCGTCAGCAAAGACAGCTCGAAAGAGGAAGTCGCAGAGGCTTTATATAACGGGCTCATGAAAACGGAAACTCCACAATATCGCAACGTCTATCGGACCTTGACCACGCTCGGACCGACGCCTCGCGATTTGTCCCTGCTCCTCAACAAGCACGGAGTCGAGGGCATAACGTATGATGGGCGGCGCGATGGACGCTGCTATGTGGTATTCGATGATAAAGCAATCTCTATCATTGAAAGCTACAACCAAGAAAACAATGGTGGTCGGACTATCCAAGGCCGGACGATTCCCTATTCTGACGGAAAGCGTCTCGTTGAACTTTTCGAGACGGCAGACGAATCAACCTTCATGCACGAGAGCGGTCATATCTTCCTAATGGATTTGGAAGCGCTCGCGAAAATGGGAGACGAGGATTCTGCTGCTGATCTAAAAGTCGTCAACAAGTGGGCGGAGTGGCACGAAGGCGACGCTAAGAAATACCGTGATACCCCGTGGGCGAAGGAATTTGCCGAACGGGAGCAGGCAATCAAGACGGCGCTGAAGACCGGCGTATACAAGAAAAAGGACGGCACGACGAAGACGGCGGATCAGCTCCTCCGGGAGTGGAGGCAGGAACGCTTTGCCCGTGCATTTGAGCTTTACCTCAAAGAAGGGCAGGCTCCGTCGAAGGGCCTGCGGAAAGTCTTTGAGAAATTCGTTACCTTCTTAACGCAGATATATCAAGCGTTTTCCTCTGATGGCGTCCGCGCCTCCGCCGATGTTGAGGCAATCATGGGCCGGATTCTTGCGACGGAAGATGAAATCCGGGCGATGGAAACCGACGACCGCTATTCCGATTTCATGAAGGCGGGCGGCGAACAGATTCTCAATGAGAGCGCTCAGGAAACCTTCACTCGCTGGTCCGAGGAAGCGAAACAGGAAGCACGGGAGAAGCTGCGCAAGATCGTCATGCGTGACCTGAAAGGAAAGGCGAAAGAGGAACGGGAAGAAATCCTTCGGGCGGAACGGGAGCGGAAGGAAACGGAGCTTTCCAATAAGCCTGTATATCTCGCTCGTCAGGCAATCCAATACGCGAAAGACAAGAACGCATGGAACGCCTTCTTCCCGACGGAGGAAGCTTGGAAGCAAGCAGACGCGGAAACGCCGACAATGAAGGACGCGCTCGATTCTTACATGCAGACTTTCGAGCAGAGCCTTGACAAGAAGAAGATTGAGGACGCGCTGACGGAGGACGCTATTGAAAAGGCTATGTCTTCGGCGGAGTATCATGTGAAACTCCTGCGCATGGAGCAGAGCGCTTTTGCGGCGAAATCCTCGGCGGCGAAACGTCTCTCCGGGAAAGCCAAGGCGACCATGGAAGGCGCGAAGCAATGGATTGATTCTTTGCCCGACGGTGAGAAGCTGGCCGGGAATAAGACCTTCGCACGAATGGCAAACTCCCTCAAACTCTCCGGGCGCTGGTCGGCGGAAGAACTTGCCGCCATTGACAAAATGGCGAAAGCCGCAACGAAGGAAGACGCGCTGAAAGCGCTCGGGAACTTGCGGAAACTGACGCAGGAGAGGAAAGTCGGCCTGTCTGACCTGCGGGACGCGAACGAAGGAAAGACGATGATGCTGCGGAAGATGGCGAAAGCCGCCATTGAACGACAGCCGATCATGCAATCAACGCAAGTGCAGACGCACAGGAAAGCAGAAAAGGACGCTGCGAAGGAAGCCAAGAGAGCGGCGAGCCGTGGAAATTGGCAAGCGGCGGCACAGGCGAAGGAGCGCGAATTGCTGGCGGCGTTCATGGCGGCGGAAGCCGAGAAGGTGCGCGGACGTGTGCAGACGCTCCTGAAGAAAATCAAGACGCAGCTCACAGCGAAAACGAAACTCCCGAAAGACGAGAGATATTGGCATTCGCACATTGCCTATCTGCTCCGGGTTGCCGAGAATGACGCAGTGAAGCCGGAAGTCGTGCAGGACATTTCCTCTATTGCGAAATCGCTTGGGGACGGGCTGGACGTTGCGACGGATGAGAACGGGCAAAGCAATATCCTGAATCTCATGCTGAAGCTGACCGACAGCGAACTTTATAAAAACGGCTACCACGGCATGACGCTTTCTGAGTTCGAGGACGCGGCAGACGTTTTGACCGTGCTCTATACCACGGGCAAAGACAAATTCAATCTGAAGACGACGCAGGGCAAAACCGTCCGGGACGTTGTTGAGGAAATCGTTTTCGACGATTTCAGCTACAACAAAGCGAAGGTCACGCGCAGCACGATCACAGGACACCCGAACAGGGGCGGCGTATTTTGGAGCGATTGGCTCGCGTCCGTTCCGAAGGGCGGCGACGCGCTGGCGCAATACGCGCAGAGGTACGCGCTCTCCCTGACGAAGCCGGAAGAATTGATAAAGCTCCTCGGGAAGAAAGCACACAAATATCTGTATGGACTCTATGACCGGGCGGCGGAGCAAGAGGCCGGAATGACGGCGGATTTCGTGGGGAAGATTGATTCCATTCTCGCGAAGTACTACACACCGGCAGAACGGCGCGAATGGCAGACGCGCTCCTATGAGTGGATTGATTCGGATAGACGGGTGCAGACGGTATCGAAAGAAAACATTCTTGCGATGGCGCTGAACTTCGGCAACGACGTCAATTTAGACCGTCTCGTCCAAGGGCTTGAATCCAATGTTTCCTCGGTGGATAAATTCGTTTCAGACAACATGACCGAGAAGGATTGGCTTTTCTGTCAGGACGTTTGGGACCTGCTCGCGACCTATTGGCCGGAGACGGTACAGGTCGAAATGGAGCTGAACGGGACGCGGCTGAAACCGCAGAAGGCCCGCGCTTTCACGGTCAGGACGACAGACGCGGAAGGGCACGAGAAAGATCTTTCCCTTCGCGGCGGATATTACCCGATCAAGTACGATCCCGAACTTTCGACGAAGGCCGGGGAACAAAACGAGAATATGAAAGTACAGGAAGCCATGACAGGCGCAACGGTGCTCGGCATGGGACGCGGATTCACGAAAGACCGCGCTGCGCTCGGCACGATAAAACGCCCGCTCCTGCTTTCCCTCTCTGTTATCCCTAACCATGCAAACGAGGTTATCCATAACATTACGACGCGCATTGCCGCCCGTGATGTGTACCGGCTCCTCAATGATTCTCAAATGAAGGAATACATTGAGGGCACGCTGGGGAAGGACGCCTACGGCGTACTGACGGAATGGGCTCTCGACGTGTGGAAGGTCAAGCCGAAAGAGGCTGACATGGCGGAAAGCCTTGTCTCGAAAATCCGGCAAAACTCCGGTATTGCAATCATGGGCTATAGAATGTGGCCGACGATTGAAAACGCGACAAATATTTTCCCCATGATGGACGCGCTCGGGGCGAAGGAAACGCTCTCGGCTATGAGCGATTACTACGGGAACAAGAAAGAATTTGACGAGCTGATCGCAAAGTCAATGTTCATGAAAGAACGCACGGAGCGCATGGACCGCGACATGAAGCGCATGGGAAAAATGTTCGTCGAGAAACACCCTATCCCGAAATGGCTGGTCGAGCATGCTTATGATCCGATTACCTATACGGACCTTCTGACAAGTCGGCCCTTGTGGGCGCGGGCATATAAGAACGCATTCTCTGAGAAGCTGGCCGAGGTCCAGCAAGAGAACGACGAGAACACGGCGGCCTTTGAGAAACGGCGGGCGGAATATGACGAGATAGCCGCCCAAATCCACGATATGAAAGTCAGACGGCGCGATATCCGGGACGAGCTCCGGCGCAGGCAATATCGGCAGCTTCCTTTGCAGGAAACCGAGTTCACGCGAATGAGCACGGCAGAGCTCCGGGACGAGAGCGCAATGATTGACAGGGATATCGAGGAGAAGGGCAAAGAGCTTTTCGTGGCGAGTGAGAAAATGCAGCGTGCGAGCACGCTCCTTATTCGCACGGATAAGGAAATGCTGGACGAGGCGGAACACCGTTCTATCCTTGCGGCTGACAAAGCCGTCCGTGAAGTCATTGGCTCCGGCGACACGAAGGACCTGTCACGGGTTCAGCGGTCGAGAAGCGAAATGATGAAAGCTTTCACGATGTTCTATTCCTATTTCAACACGCAAGCAAACGCAATCATTGGCGCACATTGGAAAGGGAAATGGCAGGGCGGCGCTGAGTATAACTTTATGCCTGTGGCAAAAGCCTTGGCCTATCGTTTCCTCCTGACCTCTGCATTGGCAACGGTGATGCGTTGGGTATGCCTCGGGGAAGGGAGTGACGACAAGGACAAATACAAGAAAGACAAGGACGGAAACAAGGTCGAAGTTCCATTCATGGAGCGTGCTATGAAGCAGTACGCGAAGAACGCACTCTCAACGGCGATAGGCGGCGCTTATGGTCTGCGAGACATTGGAAACTATTTTATCAACCTTGCCATTGACGGGCGGTCATACAATGCACGCTTTGACGGAATGATTGGCAGCCTTGCCGATCAGATCACGAAAGAGGCTCAGCTGATTATGGCGAAGGGCGAACGCGACGAAAAGGCGCGGGAAGCCGAGGCCAAGAGGCAGGAGCGCTATAGGCACATGACGCCCGCACAAAGGAAGAAGTTCCGCGAGGAAGAAAAATACCGGAATCCTCCGAACACGATTTCCTATGCGGACATTCTTCGTGGAGCCGGGACCATTGCAACGAGCCTCACAGCGGGAACAACGGGAATCACGGAACCGATTGCAAACGCCGTGCTGGGTACGATGCAATATATCTTTGATAGCGATGGACGCTATGACGCGACACTTCGTAATATGATGTGGTCTGCATTCTGGACGAAGAAGCCGGTCAAGCGCACAGCGCCGGAGAAGCCCAAAAAGAACGAGAAGAAAGGAAGGTAATGCTCTATGATTGAAAGCTCGGTCATAAAGCAAATCTACGTTGGCGACGGGGAAACAACACATTTCCCCTTTCCCTTTCCCTTCGCCGACGTGGACGACGTGAAAGTCAGTCTCTATGACATTGCGACCGGAGCGGAAACGCAGCTCGAAAGTGATTACTTCGTTGACGCGAACGCCTCCACGGTTATCTATCCCGGTTACCCGCCGGGAGAGGAGCCGCCGGAAAGCGAACAGCCGCCCATTCTCCCATCTTCGCAGAAGATCATTATTTTCAGGGAAACGCCGGTCACACAGACAGAGGACCTCGGCGACAAACACCCGCTCCCGATCATTGAGGGTATGTCAGATAAAGCCACAATGATTATGCAGGAGTTCTTAGAGAAAATCGGGCGGGCCGTCCTCGTCAAAATGGGGAGCGACGTCAAGCCTGATGAATTGATGCAGGAGCTTTCAGAGGACGTTTCCGCAGCGGCAGCCTCGGCAGCGGCGGCGGCGATATCTGAAGAAAACGCAAGAGGAAGCGCGGGCGCGGCCCATACCTCGGAAGTCAATGCAGACGAAAGCGCCCGAGACGCGGCGGCGTCATTGGAGGAAGCAAAGGAAATCGCGTCTGTCATTGGCGTTGTCGGTGAGCCATACGATCCGACGAAAACGTATCATATCCCGGATATCGTCATAACACCGGACGGGACCTCGTGGCGCTGCATTCAGACCTCGACGGGAGAATACCCGCCGACGTCCTCGAAGTGGGTTGCGCTGGCGCTGGCCCAAGGCGAGACCTTTGAATATGACGACGACGGGAATCTTCAGCCGCGCGAGTACGCGCAATCGTCTTCGATGTGGCAGATTGACGACGATGAAAATATTATGCCTACGGAGGTTGAGACAGCATGAGCAACGCAATTGTACCACGGAGCGACCTTTCCCATGATTTAGGGACGGCGACAAAACGATTCAAAGATATTCACGTCAAGACCGTAAACGCGGACGAAGCAACGGGCGGCCTGAAAGCCGACATTGACAGCCGCGCAACGAAAGTGGAATTGCAGCGCGTCGAAGGCGAGATTGAAAACGCAGCCGCGCCGAACTACTACGAGGAGAGCGAGGCGTTTTACGATGCCTCGCAGGAACGCGACAGCAACACGGAAATCCTTTCTCCGTCGATTCTTTGGCTCAATATCAACGGGCAGGGCCGGAAATTGACGCAGCAGGTCACGCTTGATATTGACGATCATTCCGTATGGGACACCAAGGCGACAGAGTGGCAGACGGAAACGGCATACGCTTTAGGCGATAGGGTATACCCAACGGGCGGGAGCACAGGGTATCTTTACAAATGCACCACGGCTGGCACGTCCTCGACGCTTACTCCTACATGGCCGACGACGCCGGGCGACACATATAATGACGGCTCGGTCGTGTGGACCTGCGAGCTTGACACTTCCTTTGCAACGTCGAGAGCGGGCAAGGATTTCTATATTTATGCCTGCGCCAATGAGGAGACTCCGCTTGTTCCTGACCTTGTGCTTTCTATCAATAGCACGGTGCCGGAGGGGTACACGGCGGCGAATAGCCGCAAGGTCGGCGGGTTCCATTGCCTTTGCGCGGACGTTGGCACGATTACGGACCATCCTCTTTCCGGGTACGTCGCCGGTGATATCTTGCCTTGTTCCATTTGGGACCTGAAGCACAGACCGATTGGAGAGCCGGAAGGTTACGCCTACGACGAAGGGACGGATATGTGGTTCTCCATCTACGGCCTTACTTGGTCGGGAACGTGGGGAAGCGCGACGTCAACACAGCCGGGCCGCGCCGAAGACGACACTCTCGCGCTGGAATCCAAGTACGGGGCAGAGTGGGCGGACGGTGCAAGCTCCGAGAAATTCCATTGTTGGAAGTTTGAGCAGATTCTCGCACGGCAGAAACAGCGCTTGCCGTATCAGAGAGAGTTTATGTCAGCGTCTCTTGGCTCGAATCAGTCCACGAATATTTACGGCTCCGCCGATCCTGTTACCACGGGCGGCCATAAGGACACGAACAACCGCCGCATGATTTCCAATATTGGCTTGGAGGACATGTGCGGGGATCATTGGCAGTGGGGCGCTGATGTTGGCAGTGCAAGCACTTCCGGCTCCTATGGTAACGCCTACGATGCGAATGATAAGTATGAAGCCGGACAGGTGTACGGTACGGTCTATCGTCCTCTCCTCGGCGGTGCTTGGACTGCTGCCGCGCATTGTGGTTCCCGTGCGTCGGATTGGGCTGACGGGGCGCTGAGTTTGGCTGCGGGTTATGGGGCTCGGGGCGCGTCTGAGCCGTTACACAAGCGCGTAATCTAATACGAGAACAAACACCCTCGCCCCAAAGGGGCGCGGCGGTGCTTCTTCTTGGCTTGCATGTTATCGTCCTATCCTCGGCGGTAATTGGAATAATGCCGCGAATTGTGGTTCCCGTGCGTCGAATTGGAATAACAGGGCGCTGAATTTGAATGCGAATTATGGGGCTCAGGGCGCGTCTGATACGGCGGGAATATATTGCGTCAGAGCAAAAACCCGAACGGCTGAACATGCAGGCCATTCCGAAAGGAAAAACACGCAACAGGGGAACCCCTTGAAATAGTAGTAGTTGCGAAACTTCGGAGGGGTATTTTATGAAACGACACGGGAATCTGTTTGAAAAAATAGTCAGCCCGGAAAATATTGAACTTGCATTCGCCAAGGCGAAGAAGGGCAAGACGTGGCAAGACAGCGTAAAGGAAGTGGAGCAGGACAAAGAGGCGAAGCTGGAAGCGCTCAGAAGGTCGTTGATTAAGGGGACGTTCAAAACGACCCCTTATAAAATCAAGACCATCCATGAGCCGAAGGAAAGGCAAATCTTTATCCTCCCATTTTACCCTGACCGCATTGTGCAGCACGCAATCATGAACGTCGTTGTCCCTATATGGGACGCAATGATGATTGAAGATTCGTATGCTTGCCGGAAGGGGAAGGGACAGCACGCAGGAAGTCAGCGTTGCATGCAGTTTACTCGCAGGAATGCTTGGATATGTCAATTCGACGTATCGAAATTTTATCCGTCAATCCATCATGAAACGCTCATGAAGATTATCAAGAAAAAAATCAAGGACGTTCGCGTTCTCAAACTGTTTGAGAATATCATTAACAGCATCGACGGCGAGAGTAATGTTCCTATAGGGAATTACACGTCGCAGTGGTTTGGCAATTTGTACTTGCACGAACTCGACCGGCTCGTTAAACACAAATTCCATATCCGCGACTATATCCGATATTGTGATGATTTTTTGATTTTCGGTAATGATAAGGAAACCATGAAGCGCTTGGCGGACGATGTAGAGGATTTCGTGCGGAGCGAATTGCACATGAGGCTTTCAAAAAAGGCTTTGTTTCCGACGTCTCACGGCGTGGACTTCTTAGGCTATAGACATTTCCCAAGCGGAAAAATCCTTGTGCGCAAAGCTACGGCAAAAAGAGTGAAGCGGCGGATGAAGGCGCTTCCGTGGGAAATCAGTCACGGGCGGATTACGAAGGCGCAGGCACTCGGTAAATTGGCAAGCACGCACGGATGGCTCAAACACGCGAACGCACACCATTTGCGAATGGCTATCCGGCTTGACGAATTGCAGAAAGAAGTGGAGGCGATACCGTGAAAAGGTTTTCAGACCTTCCGGCAGAAAAGCGGGAGGTTTGGGCGGAGAAATTAAAAATCAGCGAGATCGTCGGCAAGGAAATCATCATTACAGGATTTACCATACTCCCATCAAAATACGGAAACCATGAAGAAGCTATGCGGATTGATTTTGAGCTGGACGGCTCGAAGCATATCTGCTACACTTCCTCGTCTCTCCTCCGTCGTCAGCTCGAAGCGACAGAGGATGAGCTTCCGTTCTTGGCAACCATAGCAGAGAAAAATCATTGGCTGACTTTGACTTAATGAAAGGGGATCATATCATGAAAGGTTTTCCGAAGCACCTCAACAGCAAAGCAGATTACTATTACATTAAGGACAATTTCGCTCCGTCGAAATGGCGTCCGTATTGGCAGCGGCTCCTTGATGAGCGTTTCCGCTGGATGGACGATCATGTAATCTCCGGCCCGGATGAAGGAATCACGGACGAGACGCATCGCGTTTCCTCCTACACGACGACAGATCAGGAGACCGGGGAGGAGGTCACGGTCTACGTCCAGCAAGAATATAAACACAATCCCGGCTCCGATTTTTGGCGGATGGGATTCACGGTGGAGGAAGTGGAGAAGGCATTAGAGGAGGCGGAATGATGGTTCTTTGGTTCATATACTTTATTCTCGCGCTCATAACCTCTGTGCTCTGTTACCTCACGAATTGGCTTGTGGTCCTGTTCGCGAACGAGAACGGGGAGCTTCCCGGTCCGCTGAAACTGTGGCAGACTTGGGATAATTCTTGTGATTGTTCCGATTCCGTGGAGGTCGCGCCTAAGTTCCTCCGGTACGATTGGGGCCGTCACTACAGGGAATATCGAGGAACAGACGAATATTTATGGTCTGTGAATCGGGAGCGCTGGTATGTGGAATGCACGGATTCCAATTTCACGGTCAAAGAATTGCTTCAAAGATACGCCTGCCGGGTATTGTGGCTCATGCGCAATAATGCCTATGGTTGGGCGTTTTATATGTTGGGGCTGAATGTTTCTCCGTGTCTTGAAGTGACGCAATCCGAGAATACGACCTTTGTGAAAGAAGTCTACGGGCAGGGGTTATGGGGAGCTTGGATGTATAAAAACACGGCCCCCATATTCCAAGTGGGGAAATATATCCTTCATTGGAATAACTTGATCGGATGGAAAATCAATACGTCCGCAACGGTTGACACGCGAGCCATGGTCGCAATTAGAGTCGCATTTTCTATCGAAACGGAGGAGTAGAAATGGACTTCACGGAGCTTTCACAGAATATCAGCGGAACGTTATCTCACTTGGGGGAAAATTGGTTTGTCAAACTGATTGGCGCGTCATTCGTAGGGGCTGCGTGCTCTATGCACGGTCAGCTCCTTCTCGCGTTCATGGGCTTGATAATCATTGACCTCGTGACGAAATGGATTGCGCTCTCGAAAGAATACCTGACAAAGAAGAAACGCCGGAAGAATACGACGTTTTGGCAATGCGTGACGTCTATTCCAGCCGCCCGCAAAGCAGGCTATATAAAGTCGGAAGCGATGAAGCACAGATTCCTTGGGAAAATTATTGTATATCTCCTCGTCGTCTTCGCCGGTGCCCTTGCGGATAATATCATGCAGACCATGGGGCAGCCAACGTGGGCGGTTCTCCTGCTCGTCGGATATCTTTCAATCACAGAGTTAATTTCCATCATGGAGAATTTGGAAGACGCCGGAGTCGAAGAAGCCGGAAAAATTCATGAGATTTTGGAAAAGAAAAGGGACGCTATAAAATGACCTCGACAGAGAGCCGCCACAAAACGAAAAGAATCCTCCGCGATAGATTTTATGCGGAGGATTAAAAAATCGCTTGTAGGGGCTTTTCTGTTTGTCAAATTTGAAAGGAGCGAACAAACATGAAAGTATTTCTGAATCCCGGGCACGATCAGCTTGATTTGGCGGGTACGCCGGACTACGATCCGGGAGCCGTCAACGAGGAGCTGGGCCTTTATGAAAATGAAGTGGCTGCCGCAATCGGTAAGCTGGTGGCGAATTATCTCGTTGCCGCCGGTTGCACGGTGAAAACGTTGCAGCACGAAAGCCTGAGCAAAATTTACGATACCGCGAATGATTGGGGCGCTGACCTGTTTGTCAGTATTCATTGTAACGCCTATGCGAATACAGCTGCGAACGGGACCGAGACGCTCTATTATCCGACGGATAAGGAAGGCATGGAGCTTGCCGATTGCATCAATAGTCAAATAGTCGATACCTTCGATATCACGGACCGGGGAATCAAACAGAGGACGGACCTCGCCGTGCTGAACGGGACCGATATGCCGGCGGTTCTCGTGGAGACCGCGTTCATCAGCAATCCCGACGACGCTATTATTCTTCGAGATCAGCAGGACGAAATGGCGCGGGCAATAGCCAGGGGCGTTACCGATTATATTTCGGGGTGTTGATATGATTGTAAAATCAAATACTCCGCTGTCTGACAACGAAATGCGGCAAGTGAAAAATGCGCTGATGAAAGACGACGGAACAATTAAAACTCCTGAGGCGATAGCTGATATTTTCCCGAATACCGACGTGAATATTTCAAACGGCATAGTGTATATTGGCAAACCGCCTTGGGATTTATCTCAAGAAATCCCTAATTAAGTCACGTTTTAATTACAAATCTTTTTATTAAAAATTTGGTTCTTATTTTTAACAAGGACCAAAAGAAACAGCTTTTGATTCTTATTTGGAGGTGTGAATCTTGTGGAAGATAAAAAGGGTACTCTTTATTACGCTTTTATTTGCGGCATCGTTGTTTTTGTGCTGGGTGTCTGTTGGTTCCTGCTCCGGGAACCCGACGTACACGATCAGCGAGAGCGAGCTCGAGACGTTACAGAATCACTTGAACGTGCTGGAGCAGAACAACGAAACGCTCAAAGCGATATTGAGCGAGTCGGACGAGAGCTTGACAGCGGCATTGGACGCATTGATGAAATCACAGCAGGAATTGACGACGCTGAAAATTCAATTAGAGAGAGCCAAGAACGACGCGCTGAGTGCGCAGGAATCCTTAAAGACAGCGAATCTCGAATTAGAGAGAGCAGCAGAATCCTTCAGACAATCCGAGAAAGAGCGGGACAGAATTGAAAACCGGCTCCGAAATCAGAGGAATATTTGGGAAGTGTTGTGCTTGGTTGCGGTCGGCGTGGCCGTCGCGAGATAAAAAAGAAAGCCCCGGTGAAATTCCGGGGCCCATTTTTTGGTGCCGAATTGGTGCCGAAGGTGTTCCGAAAACACATTTTCGACCAATAACAAATATTTACAAATAAAATATTTTGTTCCGATTGGAAGCAGTATTTTCAAGGCTTCTGAGATATTGTTATATACAAGCATTTTCTTCTATTTGCATTACTTCCGATAAGTATAAAATATGCTTCCTTCCCTGTAGTCACAAGGGCAGGGAGCTTTTTTGTGCCCGTTTTGGTGCCGGAGGTTTTTTCTCGGCACCAAGTCAGAGAATCTGATCGAGCAGGGCAACGGTCTTTTTGATTCTCTTGTCGAGAACGTGGCTATAGATCGCGGACGTGGTATTCATACTCGCATGACCGAGGCGCTTTGAGACGAGCTCCAATTCTTCGCCCGCTTCCAGCAACATGGTTGCGTGTGTGTGACGGATGGAGTGGAAGCTTCCGGCCCCGAACGTCTCCCGGCAGAATTTCCCGAAGTAGCGCATAGCATCGGAATCGACCTGCCGTCCGTCCGGCCATACACAAACAGAATCATTTTCCGTCTGCGTATAGGCGGGACCATACCGGAGCCGGTTCTGTGATTGCCGACGGTGGGCGGCCTTCAATATGGAATGGAGCTTTGCGCCGAAGGGGATATCCCGGACGGAGGCGCTGGTCTTCGGCATCGGCTGTACTGTGTCTCCGACAAGCGTTGCGTGAACGTGAAGCATTCCTTCTTTCATATCCACGTCACGCCATGAAAGGGCGAGGCATTCCCCGAGTCTCATTCCGGTATGATAGGCCAATAGGACCGGAAGGCCGCATTGATGATCGGCAGGGAACCGGCGGAAGATTTTCTTCAATTCCGCCTCGCTGAAAACGTGCGTCTTCTCTTTCGGTGCCTGCTTCTTCGGTAGCTGGACGAGCTGCGCAGGATTCACGGCCAAGATATCACAAATGCTGACAGCATAGGTGAGGCTCCGTTTCAGGACGTGAAGAATCAGGTTGACCGTGCTCCGGCTGTATTTGTCCATCTTCCCGTTGATATAAGCTTGAATCATGAGCGGCGTCAAATCCCCGAGAGACTTTGCGCCTATATCCTTCTTGATATGATTTTCAATGCAGGCATTGTATGTGCGGACCGTATTCTCCCGAAAATTTTTCTCGGCCACTTCCTTTGTCCATTGGTCGAGAAAGTCAGACAGAATGATTTTCCGGGCGTCGTGAATCCTTCCGGTCCTGTCTTTCTCGGCCATGGCTAAGCGATATGCCCGCTCACATTCGTCTCTCGTCTTTCCGCCGACGCGGACGAGGCGCTTCCGCTTTCCGTTTTCGTCGGTGGTCTCTAAGGTATAGTACCAAGACTTCCCGCGTTTCCTTATGTATGCCATATATACCCCTCCCCGTATAGGTATTACCCGGCGTCAGATTCTCCCGGCCCGTATTTCTGAGATTCTTTTTTCACGAAATCCGCCCGGCCTGCTGCATAAAGTGTTTCGGTCAAATCGTCAACGGCTTTCCGGTGTGCCTCTGTGAGCTCGCGGTATTTCTTGATATGTTCGCGCTCTGTATCGGAAAGCTTTGACGCTCTCTCCGTTGTCGTCTCAGGGAATAAATCATTGATACTGATATGAAGCGCATGAGAAATTTTGAAAAGCATATCACTTCCCGGATCATTTATATTGTGCTCATACCCGGAAATGGTATTGTCTCTAACCCCTACAAGGTCCCCGAGTTCTTTCTGCGTGAGATCACGAGCCTTGCGATATTCCTTTATCTTTTGCGCTATGTATTTTGCAACGTCCATTTGATTCAGCTCCTTTTCTACATGATACATGAAAATAAAATCGTAATCAAGAAAAAAGTTTCGTGAAACACGAAATTTTTTGTTGACAAGGAAATAAACTTCGTGTATCATGAAGTCGTGCAAAGGGGGGTGGTAAGATGCAATACAAATTGGAATCGCTCAGGCGGAGCCGGAAAGAATCTCAGGAAGACATGGCAAAGCTTATCAAGGTGGACGTTCGGACGTATCAGAACAAGGAAAAGGGAATCACTCAGTTCAAAGGTGACGAAATGTTTTTGATTGCGCAACACTTTAATAAGAAGATCGACGATATTTTTTTGCCTCCTGACTTCATGAAACATGAAGTTTCGGAAACGGCACCCGCAGTATAAGACAGTAAATAGGAGTAAATGTTCGCAGTTAGGAGGTGAGAATATGGCGGAAGCGGAAAGGGCGCTGGTCCTCGACGACGCGGAACGGCTGCTCTCGTTGGAGGAGGTCAGCGCGAGGCTCGGATCAGGGAGGCCCTTCGTCGGGCGGCTGATACAGGCAGGGCTCTTGCAGGCGCTTTCCTTCCGAAGAATCAAACGGGTTCCGAAGTCGGAGCTCACGCGCTTCATACAGGACCATTTGGGGGAAGACCTGTATGCGACGCTCGAAGCAAGGGAAAGGATGGTGAGAGCATGATACTTGCGAGAAGGTTCTATCAGTTCTTGGCACTCACGGGCATTGCCTTTGTGCTCGGCGTCTTGGGAATCGGCCTTTGCCTCATAACAATGCTGGTTACCTATTACACACTCATATCAATCTGCTGAGGAGGAGATACCATGAAGATTTATTTGAGCCATCCATACGGGGGGAAGTTGGAGAACAGAATCAAGGCGGCGCGGCTGGCGCGAATCTACAGGGAGATTTGGGACGCCGAAGGGAAAGAGGATTTCGAGATCGTGAATCCGCTGGAAGAACTTCGGGGCCTCGCAGGGAAGAAGACGGAAGAAGAAATCCTTCAGGAAGCAATCAAGCTCATGAAGACCTGTGACGCGGTTTTCTTCGCTCCGGGCTGGCAGGCTTCCAACGGTTGCCTGAAGGAACATGCGGCGGCGCTGCTCAATATGCCGATGTATCATATCCCGTCGGGGCTGGTCGCATGATATGGGACGCGCTGACGGAGGAAGGCAGGACCGCCGTGCTCCTCATAATCCTGATTCTCGAAATAATCCTTCTGTTTTGGTAACATGCCGGGATTGCGGTGTCGAGTTCTTGGGCGGAAAGAAAGCAAGATTCTGTCCCATGTGCAGACACGAACGCAACAACAGGAGCCGCCGGGCTTACCGGGCATGGCTCAAAAAAGAAGGATTCTGCTATGACTGCGGAATGCCGGTCAAAGAAGGACGGACGCGGTGCGAGAAATGCCTGAAAAAGATTGCAGACAGACAAAAAAAGGCTGACGCGCAAAAGCACGACAGCCAAAACAAAAAAATATAACCAAGTGGAGTATACCACGAACGAGGAGGAAAAGTAAATGGGAGAAGTTGAGAATCCAATGGTCGTTGATTGTTTGTGGCCGGACTACGACAAGCTGGACCGTCCGACAAAGGCGGAGATTGAGGAAGCCCGGGCGGACGATGATCTCGATATGATGCGCAGTGAAGAATTTAGATGGAGGGCGGAAAAATGGCAAAGCTGATTATGACGGTCGAACAAATGCAGGACCGGGAGGCTTGGCTTGCGGCCCGCAATAAGGGGATAGGCGGAAGTGACGCCTCGGTGATCGTAGGGCTGAACGCTTGGAAGTCTCCGTTCAAACTGTGGATGGAGAAGACCGGACAAGCGGAGCCGGAGGACCTTTCGGACAATGAGCGCGTCTATTGGGGGCAGCAGTTGGAGGAGATTGTCGCCCGGGAGTTTACCAAGAGGACGGGCAAAGAGGTACGGCGGCGCGGGCTCATGCAGCACTGCGAATATCCTTTCCTCTTGGCGTCGGTGGACCGGCTCCTCGTCCATGAGGACGCGGGGCTCGAATGCAAGACCACGGCAAGCGGCAAGGAATGGAAGGACGACAACCTCCCGGACGCCTACTATATCCAATGTCAACACTATATGCTTGTGACCGGGTGCAAGACATGGTATATCGCGGCGCTGATCGGTGGAAACAGATTCGTTTGGAAAGAGGTCCCGAGGAACGAGGACGATATTGCAGCGCTCTTGGAAGCGGAGAAAGAGTTTTGGCGGAAGGTCGAGGAAAAGGAAATGCCGGACGTGGACGGCACGGAAAGCTGTGCTCACGCCTTGGCGGAGAAATACCACGGCGGCGGTCCGGCGGTCATGCTCCCTTCGGAAGCCATGGGAGCGCTGGACATAATCGGAAAGCTGGAAGAAATGGAAAAGGACCTGAGCTCTCAGCTGGAAGAACAAAAGAACAAACTCCGTCAATGGCTCGGCGATGCGGAAGCAGGAACGACGGACGACGGGCGAAAGGTCACATGGAAGGTACAGGCCGGGCGCACGACGATTGACAGCAAGAAGCTGAAAGCGGAGAGGCCGGAAATCTTCCAGCAGTACGCGAAGCAAGGCAAGGCCTTCAGGGTTTTGAAAATAGGTTAAGAGGAGGACGAAATCATGGCAACAGTAAAAGGCGGTCTCATGCAGAAGGCGGCGGCGAATCAGACAGTCGCGGCGAATCAGAAAAAGAATTTGCAGGATTGGATCGTTTCGATGAAGGATCAGATTGCGAAGGCGCTCCCATCGGTATTGACGCCGGAGCGGTTCACGCGGATGGTATTGACCGCGCTCTCGGCGAATCCGAAGCTTCAGGTCTGCACGCCTCAGAGTTTTCTTGGCGCGATGATGCAGGCGGCACAGCTCGGCGTAGAGCCTAATACCCCGCTTGGTCAAGCCTATCTGATTCCCTACAAAAACAAAGGCATTGACGAAGTACAATTCCAGCTCGGATATAAAGGGCTCATTGACCTTGCATATCGGTCCGGGGAAATCACGGACATTCAGGCGCACGAGGTCCACGAGAATGACGAGTTTGAATATGAGCTCGGATTGGACGCGAAGCTCCGCCACGTTCCCGCGCTGAAAGACCGCGGCCCGGTCGTTCTGTATTATGCGGTATGGCATACGAAATCCGGCGGATACGGTTTCGAGGTCATGAGCGTTGACGATATCAAGGCGCACATGAACAAATTCTCTAAGGCTGCAAACAGCGGATTCTCTCCGTGGACCACGAATTTCGACAGCATGGCGAAGAAAACCGTTTTGAAACAGGCCTTGAAGTATGCGCCGATCAAGACGGAGTTCGTCCGCGCCGTGGCTCAGGACGAGACAATCAAAACGAATATTGATGTGGATATGGCGGACCTGCCGGACGAGACTGTCATTGAGGCAGAGGCTCAGGAAGTCGTTCCCGAGAACGTAAACCCGGAGACGGGCGAAGTGGCACAGTAAAAAATATGGCCCCCGGTTTGACCGCCGGGGGCTTTGGAGGTTGAGGACATGAATCTTGTTATTCTCCATGGGCGGGTAGCCCGTGATCCTGACGTCCGCACGACGCCGGGAGGAAAGAAGTATTGCCGGTTCCCTGTTGCGGTTGACCGGTACACACGGAAGGGGGAGGAACGGAAAGCGGATTTCCCAAACTGCACGGCATGGGAAAAGACGGCTGAATTTATAGAGCAATATTTCCCGAAAGGAAAAGAAATCATGCTCTATGGCCGGATTACCACAAGCAGCTATGAAGCGCAGGACGGCACGAAGAAATATTCCACGGACGTTCTTGTCGATCGGGTGGAGTTCTGCGGAAGCGGCGGAGGGAATAAGAGCACAGCGGAGCCGGGAAGCGAAACAGTCGGCGACGATGATATTCCATTTTGATGTGAGGTATGGACTATGGCGAGAGCTCGAAATATAAAGCCCGGGTTTTTCCTGAATGATGAACTTGCGGAAGTGGCTCCTCTTGGACGATTGCTTTTTGCCGGTCTGTGGACGGTTGCGGATCGTGAAGGGCGTCTTGAAGATCGGGCGAAAAAAATCCGTGCAGAGGTTCTTCCATACGATGATTGCGACGTGGAAGCGTTGCTTTCTGAACTCGCTGCTCGCGGTTTTATTATCCGGTACATGGTCGGCAGTGAGAAGTATATCCAAATCGTGAACTTCTCGAAACACCAAAATCCACACAAGAACGAGAAGGAAAGCGAGATTCCGCCTTATGATGAATCAGTACATAAAAAGTACAGTACAAGTACAGTACAAGTACAGGAAAAATCAGATACAAGCACAGTACAAGAACAGAAACAGCACACAACAAATCCTGCTGATTCCCTTAAACTGATTCCTGATTCCTTTAACATGAATCCTGATTCACTGATTCCTGATTCTCTGAATCCTGAATCAAGTGTCGAGTGTGCTGACGCACACTCTCCCACGCGCGCGCGCGAGGAGGGCGAGCCTGTGGATAGTTCTGTGGATAACTGTGTGGATAAAATGTGGAAAAAGCGATTCAAGGAATTTTGGGAAGCATACCCGAGGAAGACCGGAAAGGGAGCAGCAGAAAAAGCCTATGAAAAAATCAGCCCGTCGAAGGAATTACACGAGACGATGATCCGGGCGGTTCGGTCAGCGTCTCTTTCCCGACAGTGGACAGAGGAGAACGGGAGATTTATTCCAAATCCTGCAACGTGGCTGAATCAGAAAAGATGGGAAGACGAGCTGCCTGTAGATAATGGGTACAGCAAACAGGCGGAGGTTTGCGACAGGGCAATTGCTATGCTCGAAACGATAGAGGAGGATTCAGGATGAGGACGAAAGACGCGGAGATCATAAAAATCTTGAAACCGTATTTCATGGCATTTCCCAAAAGCGGAATGGATGAGGGCGGTTTGATGGTATATGCTCGGGCATTGTCCCCGTTGGAGATCGAGGACATAAATGCTGCTATGCTGAAGCTTTTGCGGACGCAGAAATTTTGGCCGTCCGTGTCAGAGATTTTCGAGGCGGCCAAGAGCATTCGGAATTATATCGAGCACGGCTCGCTTCCTGCCCCGGCTGAGGCATGGGAAGAAGTAATGAGTCTCGCTCGGCGTTGGGGGATTTACAAGAAATGGGAATACTCCTGCCCGGAAGTGGAGAAGGCTGCGAAATGCTTTGGGCGCGAAGCGCTTTGCCTTATGGAGGAGAAAGAGGTCAATTATGCGCGGGCGCAATTCATGAAGATATACAAAGATTTGTGTGACCGTGCGAATGAGAAGCGCGAGAATGAGGAGATTTTGGCGACGCTCTCCAGCAGGAGGGCGCTGAAGGAAGCAGAAGGAAAAGTGATCCAGCTTGCAGAGGCAAAGACAATGCGGGAGGAAAAAGGTGAGGTTTGAAGCGTATTCGAGTGTAAAAAACGATGAATATTACACTCCGGCCTATGCGGTCGCTCCGCTTCTTCCATACCTGAAAACCTTTAAGACGATATGGTGCCCGTTTGATATGGCTGAATCAAACTTCGTGGACGTACTGAAAGAGAATGGACATGATGTGATTTATACGCATATCTCCACCGGTGACGATTTTTTCAAGGTTACCGTGGATTGCGACGCCATAGTCTCCAATCCTCCGTATTCTCTCAAAACGGAGGTATTGGAAAGACTCTTTGCCATGGATACGCCGTTTGCTATGTTGCTTGGCTTGACCGGACTATTTGATTCACGGAGACGGTTCTCCATGTTTTCGCGGAATCGGTTTGAAGTGATGATGTTTGACGCAAGGGTTGACTATTACAAAACACAATTAGGGGGTAAAAGCGCATCTCCATATCCAAGCGGGTATATATGCCATGACATTTTACCGAGGCCGATTGTGTTTGCAAGGCTCAAAAAAAATTACGGTCAGCTTGATCTTTTTGAGATAGAGGAGGCTAAAGGGTGAGAATGTGTTTGCTGGTCCCGAGAGGGCGCAGGATTCCAACGAGCGGGAAACGCTGGCGCAATATTCAGCGTGCATGGTGGCTTTTCGTGTGGGCGGTGTACCGGAGGACGAGGGATGAAAGCAAATCGTGAGGACGTAATTCAGGCGGCGCTCGTCGTCGAAAGATGGTGCAGGGAACATTGGAATACAGCAGGGGGAGAGTGTGATTGCCCTTTGTATATCGGCAAATGCTTTATGAGTTTTCGATGTTGCCCTTTCGGTTGGCGGCTTGAAGAACACTTGCGGAACAGGGGGCTTAAAGATGGGTAAATACTCACGAGACAAAGGGGCAAGAGGAGAGCGCATGTGGCGCGACGTTTGCCGGGCGGAAGGTTACGACGCGGAGCGCGGGTGTCAGCTTTACCAAAAGGGCTCGGAGATTGCCGACGTGATCGGGCTCCCGGGCATTCACCAAGAAATCAAATTCTGTGAGGCAATCCGCCTCCGGGAGTGGATGATTCAGAGTGTGGCCGACGCAGCGCCGGGGGAAATTCCTATCGTCGCGCATAAAAAATCCCGCGAGGGATGGCTTGTCACGATGCGTGCGGAGGACTTCTTCACAATCTACAGAGAATGGGAGGCCGGAAGATGAGCGAAGATAAATGCCCGCGATGTGGCGAGGAAGTAGAGCTTCAGATTCTCGGGGACAAAGCAGGCGTATATGGAAAATTGGTATGCCCGTCCTGTACGCTGTACGCGAAATTTGAGCTTGTGGATGGTTACGATTGGACGATAAAGCGTATAAGACAAGAGTGCATACGGAATATGATTAAGGCGATGAAAGAAGGAACGCTTTGAACGGGAGGCCGGAAGATGATAAAAAGCGTAATGATTGACGCGGTTCGTTACAAGGTCGAAATGGCAGACGGTCCGCTTTATATTGCCGGGAACGAGGCAGCAGGTTATACGGATTTCAACGTCGGAAGGATTGAGCTGCGACGGGAAGCGGCGGAGTCAAACGGCGGGGCGCGGCTGTTAATGCACGAAGTTATCCATGCGCTTATGTATGAGCGGGGCCTGAAGGAAGACACATACAACGAGCAGGTTGTTGATACAGTGGCCGCCGGCGTTGTGAATCTGATTCGTCAAAATCCTGACTTGGTACGTCTGATCGTGGAGGGCTGACAATGGATATTAAACAGAGGATTGACGCGCTGACAGAGCAGGAGGCTAAAGCCGCGCTGCTTGTCATGATTCAACAAGATGCCTATCTCAATAAAGGCATGCACGAGTTTTCGGCTGGATTTGGTGCTTCAATATTGCCAATAGAAATATGGCAAAATCGCAGTTTGGAAAATGCTCTAAAGGAGGCGCTGGGATGATTGACAATCTGAATGCTTGCCCGGAGTGCGGGAGCGGAGAGTTGATTCTTGATAGTGAGAGGAAATTCGGAGAGCGTGGTTGTCAGGGGCTCATGTTTTGCGTGATGTGTCAAGTATGCGGAGCACAGGGACCGTGGGCGGACACGGAAGAAATGGCAGCGGAAGCATGGAACATGATCGAGGAGGATTGAGGCATGAACGGGGGATATATACCACTTTGTCCTGAAATGTACAAGGGGGATAAAGGCTCAATGGGTGTTCGTCCGTTGCCTTGTGTCCGGGACGAACACGGGGAAATCAAGGAACAGACGGTTAAGCAACTCTTACAAAAAATCAATGAGGAATTGGACGAATTAAAACAAGCGTTATTTATACGAAAATATTTTTTAGACATGGATGAGCACGTCGCCGAAGAAGCCGCAGACACAATCACGGCAATTACGACAATGTTGGAAGCCTTGGGTATTGACGCAGAAATGCGAGACGAAGCGCAGCGGCGGGTAAATGAGAAGAACAGGGAGAGGGGACGGCTATGATTGAGTTATCAATCCACATTGACGCGGATGAACTAATGCCGATTTTGGAAGGCTTTGCATCTATGATTGGCTGCTGTTTGCTTGTTGGTGTGTTTGGTTTTGTCGTTGAAATGATTGAGCAGTGGCGGTAAACGCGAAGAACAGGGAGAGGGGCGTCTGTAATGGAAAACGACAATGTAAATCATCCGGCGCATTACACGATGGGGAAGATCGAAACAATTGAGGCAATCAGCGCGGCTCTCGGCGACGAAGGATTTCAAAGCTATTGCGCGGGAAACGTACTGAAATACGTGTGGAGATACAAGCACAAAGGCGGAAAGGAATCGCTGGAAAAAGCGCGGTGGTATTTGGACAGGCTGATTGCCGAAGTCGGGAAGGGGGGCGGCTGATGTGTGAGTTTGCGATTTGGTTGTTTGGTGCGGTCGTCGGTTTTTCTGTAGGGTATTTTGTTGGAGAGTTTCACGCAATCAATGAAATTATTGAGGAAGGTCATAAAGCAATGGAAGAAGATATAAAACAGTGGGGGCGGTTGCTGGATGAAAAGGGGTGTGGCTGACATGAAGGACGACCGGAAACGTCCAACGGCGGCTCAGCTGGAATATGCGCGGTTTCTCATTCAGGAAACGAAGGCCGATCCGAAGTGGTATATCAACCTTGAAAGCAGGAGCCGAAGACAAGTGCAGGAAGTAATTGACGAGTTGAGGTATATCAAAAATGGCGGAGAAAATCTATGCACTATACAAGGGCGAGCGAAATCTGATGGACGGGACCTTGGAGCAGATAGCACGCGCCCGGGGGATATCCTATGAGACGGCCCGCTTCATGACGTCGCCGGTATATAAAAAGCGTGTGGAAATGTCAAAGCGTGGAAGGCTTGAGCTGGTGGAGATTACGGAGGAGAGCGAATGAGTTTACAGAGAAAGTCAAGCGATCCAAATATCAACCGGATAGAGTGGCACATTCGACATGAGCGGGCAATCCGTGACGCAGTGGCAGAAGCGAGAGCCTCGACCGGAGGACATACGGGCGGCGCTCCAACGGGGCACAGCTATATCACGGACACGACAGCGGCGCAGGCAATCCGAAACGCGGAGGAACTTCGGAGCGTGAAGCTGGACAACGGCTCTTTTATCGAATGGCCGGAACGATGGCTCACGGTCATAGCTGCGGTTCGTGCTTGGTGCGATGTGGACACGATTCGGGCTGAAGTTTTCCGCCGGAGGTACAAGGGCGACGGCTACGTCTCGACATGCAGGGAAATCAATATTGCGCAGCAGACCTACAGCGACGTTCTCGGAAGAATCAGGGACTATGAAATCAAATGCGCTTGTCAGGCTCAGCTCATAAAAGTTTTTTGAAAAAATCCTTATACCCGGTATAACTTTCAAAAAATCGTGGTATACTCGGGATGGTAGTAGTTTGAAACTTAGAACTTCTTCCCCCATATTACTTGTGCCGGGCTATCTCCTTCCCGGTAAAACCTCCTCGAGGGCCATGCTGAAAAGCGTGGTCCTTTTGTTTTGCAGAAAAAAAGAAAGGCGGTGTGTGTTGCATGAATGAAAAACAAAAAAGATTCTGCGAAGAATTTGTCAAATGTGACAGCGCCGCAGAAGCTTACAAACGAGCGGGGTATAAGGCTTCAAGTGCAAAATCTGCTGCAAATTCCGCTTCCCGTTTGTTGGAAAATGATGGTATTCGGGGGAAAATTGATGAACTTCGCAACAAAATCCAAGGGGAAAAAATCATGAGTGCAGCAGAACGGCGGGAAACTCTGAGCGAAATTGCGAGAAGCAGGGAAGAATCCCCGCAGGACAGGATCAGGGCTATCGACACCATGAACAAAATGGACGGCCTATATATCCAAAAAACACAGCTTGCCGGTGCAGATGGAGGGCCGCTCGTCTTTGCTTGGGAGGGCGGCGGCGATGGCAAATAAAATCGTTATCCCGTATAAGCCAAGGCCGATATGGGAAAAGGTCCTTCATCCTGCTTTGGAGTCGCATAGATTCGCGGTGCTTGTCTGCCACAGAAGATTTGGAAAGACCGTTGGGGCGGTCAACCACATGCTCAAAATGGCTCTCATTTGCAAGCGGACGGCACCGCGTTTCGCTTATGTGGCCCCGTTCAGGAATCAGGCAAAACTTATCGCTTGGGAATATCTCAAGCATTACGCCTCCGTTATTCCCGGCCACAAGATAAACGAGAGCGAGCTCTATATTGAGCTCCCCTCTGTTCATCCCGGCTGGGCTGGGGCGAGGCTTTACATTATCGGCGCGGATCATCCCGACGCGCTGCGCGGCGGCTATTGGGACGGCGTGGTCCTCGACGAATATGCGCAGATCAAGCGCGAACTTTGGGACGAGGTAATCAGGCCGTCGCTCGCTGATCGTGAAGGCTGGGCCGTCTTCATCGGAACGCCGAAAGGAATGAATCAGTTTCACGAAATCTTTCAGCGGGCGGAGCATGAGGAAACATGGTATTCCTGCATTTACAGGGTAGACGAGAGCGGCGTCCTTCCGCAGGAAGAAATCGACGACATGATGCGGGACATGACGGACCTCGCAATCAGGCAAGAGCTCTATTGTGATTTCTCGGCGTCCGCCTCGGATATCGTGATTCCGATTGACCTTGTGACAGAATCAGCAAAGCGAAAGATTTTGGAGCAGCAGGTCGCCGGTCAGCCGGTGATTCTCGGTGTGGACGTCGCGAGGTTCGGGGACGATTCGACCGTCATATCCGCCCGAAAGGGATTATGGGGAAAATGGCAGCGGAGTTTTCGTGGGCTTGATACGCAGGACGCGGCGGGAAAAGTAATCGAGGCAATAAACCAAGAGAAGCCCGACGCCGTATTTATCGACGCGGGGGCTATGGGCGCGGGCGTCGTAGACACCTGCAATCATCTTGGGTACAACGTGACGGAGGTTAATTTCGGGGGTGCTTCCTCCGAGGACCGGTACATGAACAAACGCGCCGAAATGTATTTCCTCCTCAAAGCATGGATGGAGGCGGGCGGAGCTATCCCGGACATTCCCGCGCTGAAGTCTGAGCTTTCCGTCGTGGAATACAGGTTCACGCCTTCTGGCAAAATCCAGCTCGAAGCGAAAGAACGAGTCAAAGAGAAGATAGGCAAGAGCCCGGACCTCGCGGATTCGTTTGCGTTGACCTTTGCTTTTCCGGTAATGCCGCGTGATGCAATCAACACAAGAAAGCTGGCGCGATGCAATACAAGTTATAAACCATTCTGAGAGAGGAGCGATATTCTATGTGCAGTGGTGGCGGCGGCGGCTCCCGCGTGGAGTACGTTTATCAAAAAGCTGATCCGGCCCCGACGCAGGCAGGAGTTTCTGATGTTTCCCATTCTGCGAGTGCGGAGCGGGCGGCAGTAGAAAAAGAGCGTCGCAAGAAAGGACAGCGGGCCAATACGCTTGCGACAGACAGGTCTACAATCCTCGGCGCGATTGAGAATGCCGGTGGAATTGCAAACATGATCGGTCAGCGGCCCACGCTTGGGTAGGGAGGTTCGTTGAATGGCAGGAGCGAGAATGCCGCCCATTATCAAGGCGGCGGACGGTGCAAAACAAATCGGGCTGACGCGGAGAGAGTGCAACGAAATCATAGGGGCGCTCAAAAATAAGCGTGTACCTTACCTCGACCGTTGGCGGGCTATCCGGGATTATGAGCTCCCGTTCACGGGTGAGCTGGACGAAATGCCGGACGAACATGAGCAGGCCCGCCGTCACGACGACCACATTTATAATGGGGCGGCGTGGGCGAGTAATCAGGTTTTCGCGGCTGGCATTATGTCAGGGCTCACGCCTCAGTCTCGGCAGTGGTTCCGCCTGAGTTTTGCGAACAAGGAAATTCAGGACATGACCGGCGCAGGGAAATTGCTTGACGACCGGCTCGACATTTTGAACGACGTCCTGAACAAGAGCAATTTTTATAATGCTATCCATGCGTGTTATCTCGAATTGGCTTATGGTCAGGCCCCGCTCGGCGTTTTCCCGTCAGCGGAGACCGGCGTACATTTCATCCCGTTTACTATCGGCAGCTATTTCCTCGACGTGGACGCGGACGGAATGGTGAACACATTCGCCCGGGAATACTACATGACGCTTCAGCAATTGGCTGATAAATTCGGGCTTGATAATCTCCCTCGTCATTTGCGCGTGCAATATGAGAATGAGATTGCTAAGTCCGAACGCCATAAATTGTATTGGCTGGTCATGCCTAACAGATCATACGAGGACGGCAAAATCGACAAGTACCACTTGCCCTATGTTTCCGTGTATTGGCTGGAATCGAGCCAAGATAACGAGTGGCTGGACGTCGGCGGGTTCCATGAGTTCCCGGTCCCGACGGGGAGATACCTCGTAACCGGTGGGGCGGCCTATGGTAAAGGGCCCGGCTGGTTCGCGGAGGGCGACAGTAAAGGCTTGCAGCTCTTGGAGCAGGACTATCTCACAGCGGTTGAATTGGGCGTGAAGCCGCCCGTACAGAGTGACGCGAATACCGCGCTCAAAGGGATCAATTTGATTCCGGGCGGTAACACGATCACGGCGAATGGAAACGCAGTAACGCCGTTATTCCAAGTCAATCTTGCACTCGACCATTTACAGGGCAAGATTCAGGAATTGACAGACCGGATCAAGAGAGCCTATGCAGCAGACCTTTTCCTCATGCTGGATTCCATGACGCAGACCATGACGGCCCGCGAGGTCATGGAAAGGACACAGGAGAAAATGCAGCAATTGGGGCCGGTGGTCCAGCGTATGCAGTTTGAATTTCTCAGCAAAATCATTGAGAGGGTGTACGCAATCCTTGACAGGGCGCATGTATTCCCGGAGCCCGAGGACGCGGAGCTATCTCAAATGCTTGCACAGCAGGAAATTCAAATCGAATACATAAGCCCGCTGGCGCAAGCGCAAAAGCTTTCCGGCCTTGTCAATATCGAGCAAGCGGTTTCCTTTACTGCTCAGGTTGCGCAGTTCGATCCTGCCGCGCTGGATAAGCTGAACTTCCCGGCGACGGTAGACCGCTATTGCGACATGCTGGGAGCTCCGGCGGCAATCCGCAGGACTGAAGACGAATTTGAACAGATTCAGAAACAGAAAGCGGAAGCGGCGGCAGCACAGCAACAGCAAGCGCAAGCGGCGGCGGCGGTTCAAATGGCCGTTCCTGCGACTGTGGCGGCGAAGAACGCAACGGAGGCCGCGAATGACGGCAATCCGGCATTGGCCCAAATGCTCGGAATGGACCGTCTCGGGCTTGGAGGTAGATTATGACGACAGCGGATAAGATACAGGCGCAGAGAGTGGAACACCTCCGAGAGGAGGAAGCACGACGCGACGAAGCTTCCCTTCGTTATCTTCTATCCGACGAGCGCGGGCGCTGGTTCATTTCCCGCATGTTGGAGCGGTGCCATGTTTACGGCTTGGCCGGAGGAGACATGAGCCAAATCCTGCTCTTTGAGGGAGAGCGGCGCGTGGGTGTAGAACTTCACGACAACCTTCGCATGCTGGCGGCTCTTGACGAGACCGGTCAATGCTATGAGGAAATTCACAAAGGCGAGCGCGAATACGGCGCTTTTCTTGCGAGGTACAAGAGGAAGGAGAATTGATATGTTTATCAACTATGATTTGCAGCTTTTCGGTGAGGAAGGCGGCGCTGACAATGCGGGCGCTGCTGAAGCTCCTGCGGCGGATAACGTCGGCGGCGGAGAGCCTGCGGCCCCGGCCATGGACGGCGGGGAAAATACTCAGGATAAGCCGGAAGCGAACGACAAGCCCGGAACGCTCCTCGGCGGAAAGGAGGAGGAAGCAGCTTGGGACTTCCGAGGCGTGGTGCCTGAAGGCATGCAGTATGACGAGGCTTCTGCTTCGGCATATTCCGCCATAGCTAAGGAAGCCGGGCTGACCGGCGAGCAGGCGCAAAAGCTGGCCGCTTATGGCATGCAATATGCCAAGGACGGAATAGCGGCTATGCAAAAAGCCTATGAAGCAACGGTTTCCGGGTGGGCTGAGACCGCGAAGACGGAGCTCGGCTCAGAGTTTGACGCCACAGTGAAACGTGCGGGAACAGGTATTGAGGCGTTGGAGCGTTCCGTACCCGGACTCCGGGCAGCACTCAACGAGACCGGCGCGGGAAACCGTGTCGAACTTGTGAGGGCATTCGCGCTGATCGGCGAGCTGGTCGGCGAAGATACTTTCCGAGGATTCGGAGCGGCAGGAGGCAAATCCTCTCCGCTCTATCCGAACACTAATTTCAACGAATATTGATTGGAGGAATGAAAAATGGCAGTACTTGGCAGCGAGGCGCTGACGCTTTCTGATCTGAAGAAACGCCTCGATCCTAACGGCAACATTGCTTACATTGTCGAAGCTTTGGAGCAGAGCAATCCGATTCTCCGGGATATCCCGTGGATTGAAGGTAACTTGAAAACGGGTAACGTGACAACCGTCCGCACGATGGTCCCGACGCCTTCGGTTCGTATGATTAACAAGGGCGTTTCCCGTGGTAAATCCCGCACGAAACAAGTCAACGATACCTGCATGATTTTGGAGGACCGCAGCGTCGTTGATATCGAACTTCTCGCGTTGCAGAAGGACAAAGAGGCTTTCCGCCGCAGTGAAGACGCTGCATTTATGCAGGGCTTCAGTAACTATTTGGCGGAACAGACTTTCTACGGCGACAGCGCCAATGTTCCGGGCACGTTCAACGGCCTTTCCATTCGTTACAACGAATATGAGGGCGCGTCCTCGGTTCGCGGCGATGCGGCCTATCAGGTCCTTTCCGCTGGCACGCCGGGCACGAATACCAATACGACCGCTTTCTTCGTCGGCTGGGGCAACAAGAATACCGTCGGCATTTACCCGGAGGGCACGGTCGCCGGTTTGAAAATGCGTGACCTCGGTGAGAAGACCGTCACGGACAGCGATTCTCTCGAATATCAGGCCCTTTGCACGTTGTTTACTTGGAAAGCTGGCCTTGCGGTGCAGAATATCCGCTCGAATGCGCTTCTCCGCAATATCGACGTTTCCAGCTTGAAGGGCATGAGCTCCGCTCAGAAACTTGCTCTGATGGACGCGCTGACCATTACGAAGAATCGTATTCAGAACTTGGAATCCGGCGACAAGAAGGTCCACCTGTACGTTTCCGGCAGCCTGTATGACTTCTTCGAGACGTACATGAACGACAAGAACAACGTTTTTGTCACGCAGCAGACCTTGATGAATCAGATGCCGCAGCTGTACTTCAAGGGGATTCCGGTTTCCAAGTGCGACGCGATTTCCGAAACTGAGTCTGCCTGCGGTCAGGCTTCTTAATAAGGGAGGGAAAAATACCATGATTTATGATCGTCAGAATATGTTTTTCAAGGATCAGGCTTTGAGCGCAACCACGCTCACGAGCGATGTCATTGATTATGGCGAAGGCGAGGCCAACGATCCTCCGAAGCTGGTTGCTGAGGTTACCCGTGACGCTGGCGCTGGCGATATCGAGGTCACGCTTCAGACCTGCGACGAGCCGACGTTTGCAAGCCCGACGGTGAGCTTCATCAAGAAGTCTCCGACGTTCAGCACGTCCTTTGCGCTGGCAGGATATCCCGGCCCGGTTGTCTCGGCTCCGCTGCCGCGCGGAAACAAGCGCTATCTCCGCACGAAGGTTGTGTCTACGTTCACCGACGGCAAAATGACGGTGGGGCTGGTCAACGACGACGATATCCCTTGGAATCAGAAATAATTTCCTTAGAGGCGGGGCTTCCCGCCTCTTTTCATGTGCCCGAGGGATTTCTTCGGACGCATGAAAAAAGGAGGGAGGCTGAATTATGACTTCGACAGACATTTGTAATCTTGCGCTTGCCTATCTCGCAAAGGGGAGAATCATTTCCCTGAGTCAGGACACCGAGGAAGCGCGTCAATGTGCTATGCACTATGACCATTGCCGCAGGCTGCTCCTCCGCTCGTATCGTTGGGGATTTGCCCGCAGGACGGAGAAGCTGGCACTTACCGCGTCCACGGTTCCCGGCTGGGATTTCGTCTACGGTTATCCCTCGACCTGTCTTTCCGTCCGGTTCGTATTTGAAAAGGACCTTGCGAGCCGGAGGGAGTTCGACAAAGAGGAGTATGAGGTCGCCGTGGTGGATGGCGTGAAAGTCTTGTGCTCCAACGTTGAACAGGCATGGTGCGAATATACCGAGGACGTCACGGAGGTTGCCAAAATGAGCGTGGAGTTCGTCGAGGCTTTGGCTCGTTACCTTGCCGCGTCCATGGCAATGGTGATCACGGGCAACGCCGAAATGATGCAGACGAACTATCAGCTCATGCAGGCCGTTCTTGCACAGGCACAGACGGAGGACGCACGGGAACGCGAGCATACTCCGATATGGCCGACGAAATATGAGGAAGCGAGGTTCGGTTGATTATGGGACCTAATGCTTTTTATGCGATTCAGCCCGCTTTCACCGGCGGAGAATTGTCGCCTGACGTCGCCTCCCGCGTTGACCTTGACAAATATCAACTCGCGCTCCTCCAAGCGGAGAACGCAATCATTCGCCCCTACGGTGCAGTGACAAAGCGCCCGGGGCTTATTTATTGCGGGGCGACGAAGAAGGCCGGGAAGCGCTGCATTCTGTGGAACTTCCGCTTTGATGTGTCTTTGAATTACCTCTTGGAATTTGGAGACCAATATATGAGGGTATGGCGCGAAGGCCAATATCTCAACGTGGAAGTGGCAACGCCATTCACGGAAGCGGACCTTCCGTCTCTCCGGTTCGTGCAGAGCGTGGACGTCCTCTATATCGCCTCGGGGAAATATCCCGTCAAGAAGATCATGCGCTATGCAGAGGACAATTGGCAGATAGACGACATGGATTATATCCAGCCGCCCATGGGGGACCTTAACCCGGACGAGGATTTGAAAATCACGCCGTCGGCAACGACGGGCACGATTACGCTGACAGCGGCTTCTTCCCTGTTCACGGCAACGAACGTCGGATCATGGATGGAGATTTCGCAGCGCGTCTCCGGGACTTCCGTTTCCATTACCTCCGGTACGTCGTCGGCAATCGGCGTGGGGGACACATGGAAAATCATTACGCATGGAACATGGGCGGGCTCGGTCACGGTCGAGAGCTCCACGGACGGCGGCTCAACATGGTTGGAGGAACGGAAGTACACCGGCAATAGTGATTATAACCCGACGGAGACGGGGACCGTTGACGAATATACTTTGATGAGAGTCAAGGTAGATACCAACAGCGGGACGTGTACTTGTGATTTCTCGGCGCATGCCTATACGCATACCGGCTATGTGGAAATAACAGCCGTGACGGATTCGACGCACGCAACGGCGAAAGTGAAGAAACAGCTCGGAGCGACGACGGCAACGGCGGAATGGAAGCTTTCTGCATGGGACAGCGTGGGCGGCTATCCTTCAGCGGCGGCATTCTTCCAAGACCGGCTGTGTTTCGCCGGGAGCGATGCCTTCCCGCAGCGGGTATGGATGAGCAAATCCGGGGACTATTCCAATTTCGGCGTGGACAAAGAGGCCGGAGCGGTGACGGACGACAGCGCGGTCACAGCTGACCTCCTCTCGCTACAGTCTTTCAGGATTCATCACATGGTGGCAGGGAATGACCTCATGCTCCTGACGGAAGGCAACGAGTGGACAATCTCCGGCTCTGAGACGGTGACGCCTTCCAATATCACACCGAGGAGCCAACAGAGCTTTGGAGCGAATGACGTTATCCCGATTCGCTCGGGAAACCGGATCGTATACGTCCAGCGTCGGGGCTCCATCGTCCGCGACATGGGATATTCCTATGATACGGACAGCTACGGCGGCATGGACCTTTCCCTTCTCGTCCGTCATTTGGTGCGGAGTCACGAGCTGACCGGGAGCGCCTATGCACAGGAGCCGGATTCGGTGGTCTACTTCGTGAGAGACGACGGCGTGCTCTTGGCATTGACCTATTTGTATGAGCAGAAGGTTTACGGTTGGAGCCATATTGTGACGGACGGCGAAATCGAATCCGTCTGCGCGGTTGGCGAAGGCAACCGTGATGTTGTCTATGTTTCCGTGAAGCGCACGATTGACGGCAATGAGGTCCGCTCCATAGAAAGATTCGACGAGAGCCGGGAGACCGGCACGCAGCAGGACTATGTAATGATGGACGCGGCAAAGGTTTTCTCCTTCGGTGCGGCAACGTCTGAAATTACGGGCCTTTCCCATTTAGAAGGGGAGACCGTTCTCGCCATGGGCGACGGATATTTATTCGATCCCTTGACGGTGGAGAATGGAACAATCACGCTGCCGCAGGCGTCAAAACGTGTGACGGTCGGGCTCCCCTATACGATGATTATTGAGCAGCCAAACTTTGAGACGCAAATCAATTCCGGCACGCTGCAAGGTCGGGAAAAGGCCGTGACCTCTGCCATATTCCGGCTCACGGATTCCTACGGCGGAGAGGCTGGACCGGACGCCCGGACATTAAACGAAATGATTTACGACGTCGGGCGGCTGGAACTTGGGGGAAACGTCCTTTTCTCCGGGGACCTCAACGTCACGATGGCGGCGGGCGGCTTCAATAAAGACGGCAGAGTTTATGTGAAGCACGACAAGCCCTATCCTATGACGATATCTGCAATCATAAGGGCGGTGACATTCGGTGGCACGGGCGGATTACGAAATTAAACCGATACACACGACGACGCATGAGCTGACGCGGAGCGAGTGGGATTGGCTGGACGCTTTCGAGATGCGGCTCAGGCCGGAGGATAAGCGGGAATTGATTGCCGTACACGGGAAGATATTCGTCGCAATCCTTCGGAGCGTCATTTCCTCCGAGGAAGCCTATTGCGTCACGGGTGCGGCGGGTGAGCCGCTGGTCCTCTATGGCAAGTGCGCGGAAAAGAATCTTCCGGGCCGCTTGATATGGTGCATGGCGACGGAAGACATGGCTCCTTATGAGAGGGAGTTTGCCCGGGTGTCACGGAAGATCGTGAAGGAATGGGCTGACAAACACGGGATTCTGTGGAATGCCGTCGGTGAGTTCAACGAGGCGGCGATTCGCTGGCTCAAATGGTGCGGGGCCGATTTCGGCGAGCCTTTGGAAATGGGCGGCGAGTCGTTTTTGAGATTCTATATTCGGGGAGGTATTTGAAATGTGCAGTGTAACCGCAGGAATTATCGCGTCGTCTCTGCTCTCTATCGGCACGGGCTATGTGAATTACCAATCGCAGAAGGAAGCTATCGAGGCACAGGCTGAAAGTCAGGCTTCCATGTATAAGGCGCAGGCAGAAGCGGCAGAGCATAACGCGAAAATGGAAGCGAAAAAGCAGGAGCAGATCGCGGACGCTTACGGCGAAAAGCAACGGGATATCCGTAGGAAGCAGCGCCTCGCTGAGGGCGCTCTCCGGGCGAATACCGGTGCGGCAGGTCTCAGCATGAGCGGCTCCGCATTGGATATCGCGGCAAGCGGTGAGGAAGCATACGAGCAGGACAAGATCACGCTCCTTAACAATCAGCGCAATGATAATTACAATTCCCGCGTCACGCAATCGAACTATGAACGCGAAGGGAAGAACAACCGGGCGGCGGCGCAGAACGTCCTCAATGATGCGGACCGGCAAATCGGCGCTCTGAAATGGGGGACGATCCTCGGAACGGCTTCCAGCATTGCGGGAAATATCATGGGCGCGAATTGGGGCGGCTCCTCCGGTGGAAGCACGGGCGGCAGTACGACCATAGGCGGAAACCTCTATACCGGCTCCCCGTCGAGTATCGGGGCAAAAATCCTCGGGACGAATCCCGCGTCTCCTTGGGCGCAGAATATAAAGGGGTGGAGATAAGCTATGAAGTTCTCGGCATATTCGCCCGCCGTCAATCCGAACGTGATGCAGAATGTTCCTGTACGAATGAGCCGGGACCTTCACGTCTACGGACCGCAGGGCGGCGGCGAAAAGTGGAAAGTGCTCGGGCAGGTGCTCGGGCTCGGGATGGAAATGCAGCAGAAAGTCACAGACGGAAAAGTCATGGAGGCGAACGCAGAATATAATCGCCTCATGTCAGAGGGGACCTCTAAGCTCATGCAGCGCAAGGAAGGTGCGGCTCTCAATATTTCCGAGGACTACGACAAGCTTCAGCGGGACGTGCTCGGTCAGGTCAAGGAAAAATACGGCGGATATATCGGATTTGGTGCAGGGCAGGAAGCTTTCAACGCCTACACCATGAAAGACGACGCAACACGCCGGGCCGGTGTCGAAAGATATCAACAGGCACAGACCGACGCCTACAGGGAAACGCAATATAACAATCAGCTTGCGGAATGCAAGAACACGGCCCTTGAAGGCGGCGGCAGGGTGGAGGACGTGCAGGGCGCTCTCGTCCGCATGGACGCAATCGTTGACAGCAGATTCGGGGAGTACGGCGGCGAGAAGCTGACGGAACAGAAACGGTTGGAAGCCGGAAAGATTGTCGGCGCGGCTGTGGATATGGCAATCGGCAACGGGGACTACATGAAAGCGGAACAGCTCCTCTCCACATATCGGAGCGTGCTCCCGACGAATGCCTATATTGACGCCCGGGCGAAGGTCAACAAGCAGCAGGAAATCCGGCGGGAATATGTCACGGTTGACGATATCGCGGCAAATTGTCGGGACGTAAACGGGAAGATTGACCTCAACCGGGGGCGGGAAATGATCGCGTCCATTTGCGGGAAAGACGCAACACGCGGAGGCCTTGCGGACTCCGGCGCTTATTGGGATTCCATGCTCGGCGTCGAAACTCCATACGGGCGGAACGGTTGCGTTTATGCTGGCGTCACGCTGACGGCTCCCTATTTCCGGTTCGCGGCGGAACACAAGAACGAAACGAACGTCGGCAATCTGTTCCGCGCTGCGCAGGAGGAAGGCTCGGGGGCACATGTGGAAAAGTACACCGGGCAGAAGGCGAACAAGGGCGACATTTTCGTCTATGTTCAGCCGGGCGACGATCCCACAAACCCGGACAATTTGGAGCACGTCATGGTCTCCGACGGAGAAGGCGGGACCTATGGCAATTCCTCCGGTGCCGCTGACTATGTGGACGAGAACGGAAACGAAGTACGGGGCAACGGGTACATTGTGCATAACCAAACGCAGGACGTCGGGAATTTGGATATCGCCTATATTATCCGCATGGACGACAAGACGGATTCAGCGGTCAGCGCCTACGATCCTCAGAAAGAGGAAAAGCTTTTGAAAATGCTGGAAGCCAAGGCGAGAAGCGAGAACGCTATAGAGAAGCAACAGGAATCCGCTTACAAAGAAAACGTAATGCAGCAGATGCAGAACGCAGGAAGCTATGAGGCGGCCTATGATATCCTGATAAATTCCGGCCTTCCCATGGATCAGCAAAACACGCTGGACGCTGCGGCAAGAAGATATTATCAGGTCGGACGTGCTGGCGCTGCGTCGAGAGGCGGCGGCGTTTCCGAGGATGGCGAAGGCCCGATGTGGGAGGGCAAGAAGTACAATCCGAAGAAGCATGAGAAGCTATTCGCGCAAATGGATATTACCTTCCAAAACGGGAAGAATCCGACGGCGAAGCAGTGGGTTGAAATGGAGGAAGCGGCGGACGCTCTGACCGGCAGCGGAATCATGACGGAGGAGAACGTCGCGGAGCTCACCGAGGTTTACCAAGTGGCGCTCCCGCTCCTGACCGATTATTTGGACGAGGGGCACTCCATACCGGAAGCTTATGAATTGCTTCTTAATTCCGGCACTGATCCAAAAATCGCGTGCATTGCGATTGCGAATGTTCACAGGTCATATAAGGCCGTCGGCAAGGCGGAGCCGTATGTAGACGAGGAAGACACCGGCGGCACAAATTGACGGTTAATAATAGAGAGGTGCAACATGGCTTTTGATGCAAACAAAATGCGGGAATTGATGGAGTCGAAGCAGACGAAAGAGGAACCGGTTGCACAACCGGAGGAAGGCACGAGCTGGGTACAGGACCGCAAGACTGAGCTCAACGCGGAAATAGAAGACAGCACTTTGGAAGACTCCTATACTTTCGATCCCGAGGAAAGCCGTCCGCAGTTTGAGGCGCTCGGAAACCTTGCCGTTACCGTAGCGAAAGACACCATTGCGGCGGATATTGAATACTCGAAGGCGGAAGCCTATGCAGAGGCAACGGGCGGGGAAGCAGAGGAGGAGGCCTTGGAACAGGCCCGCGTGAATGCTATTCGTGCGCCCTTCAAGGAACCGGCCCGGCAGTTCATTTCCGCCTATGCTGACAATGCAAACAGCCCGTTTCAGCGCATGGCGCAGGGGCTCCGGCAATCCAGCGCGAACATTGAATATTTCATGACGGATGAGGAGAGAATCGCAAAGGCGCGGGAAATCGGGGACGCTCTCCATATCCCGGCTGCGGCTCTCCTCGCTGACACGGAAGCCATGCAGAACGCCATGAGCGCCTATGATTACGAGCAGAAGATTATTGCGGCGGGCGGCAGCATAGAGAAAGTCTATGAAGATTTCCCCAAGCTGAAAGAGATTGCAGGGATGGACGCGCAGGGAGCGGCGCTCGCTCTCCATGACCTCCACCATGTACGGGAAGCACGCAACGCAATTGACGCTTTCTTTGAGGGTTGGAAGCGCGGCAATGACAATTATGATTATGGAATCCTGAAGACGAAGGAAGCGCTCGGGGAAGCGACGGACGAAGACAAGGCGCGGATCGCTGCGCTGGAAAAATCCCTGAAAGAGACGGAGCAATATGTTCCGTCTTTTTTTGTAAATCCTGCCGTGGCTATGGCGAGCGGGGCGGAATCCCTGCCTGAAATGATATACAGCAGCGCGAAGGCGATTCCTTATGCCGTGACGGGCGGCGTCGTTGGAACGATGCTGACGACACCGGCGGCACCGGCGACGGGCGGCGCAAGTCTCCCCGCCGGTTTTGCCGTTGGCGCAAAGAAGGGCTTTGACCTCGGCCTATTGGTCGAAATGGGGCGGCCCATGGCAGGACGCAAATTCGCGGAATATCAGGACATGACCGACGAGAACGGAAACCGCCTCATGACGGATGAGCAGGCATGGGAGAGAGCCGTCATGGAAACAATCCCGGAAGCGCTCATTGAGGTTGGCGGATTCAAAATGGGATTCGGCAAGGCCGCCATGGGAGCCCATGCAAAGAAGGTTATATCTGAAGCCATGCAGGGCGTGACGAAGCCGACGGCAAAAAGGGCCGCGCTCGGTTTCCTCGGCGCTGGCATGAAGGGCACGGTTGAGACCGGCGTTTCTGAAATGACTGAGGAAGTCTTGCAGGAGTTTCCGTCTGAGCTGATGTTGTCAGATATCCAGCGGGCGGCTAAGACGGGGAACATGGATTTTACCTTCTCCGGTTTTGGTGAGACCTTGGCCGGGGCTGACTATGGCGACATTACACAGAAAGCCATTGCGCAGGGACTCGAAGCAGCTCCCGGCTCCTTCTTCCTTGGCGGTATTTCCGCCGTGGGCGGCGCTCCCATGGGCGGCGTCCGTTATGGCCTGTCTCAGCGGGCATGGTATCGGCAATGGGGAGAAATGACGAAGACCGAGAGGACCACGGTTTCCGGGACGATCATGCTGGAACAGCTCCAAAACATTGTTCATGATTCGAGCCTTCAGGAGACCGCGCCGGACGTGCAGCGGGAAATCCTTCGCGACGAGCTGAAAGAGACGCCGTGGCAAATGGCCTATGTGGACGTGGAGACCGCTCTGAAAAATGAAAACGGGCTGGAAGATATCCGCAAAGTCGGACATGCTGCGGGCATGACGGAGGAAGAAATTGAGCAGGCAATCGAGGAGAAAGGGACAATTGCCGTCCCGCTGGAATGCTATGCACAGGAATCCGCAAGCCCGGAACTTTTGGACAGCGTGTCTTTCTCCACCGATGCGGAGCCGCTGGCGAAGGTCCGCGAGAACGCCCGGAAGGTCGAGGAAGAATACACCCGGCGCATGGAGGCAGACATAAACAAGCAGATCGAGCTGACGGAATCCATGGCAGAGGAGCTTTTCCCGGAGAGCGGGGACGAGCGTGCAGCGGCCCTTTCTGCTATTTATCAGGACCCGGAGAATCCGGCGAACGGCTGGAAGGAGCTCTATGATCGGGCCGTCGCTGAGCGTGACGAAATTCTCGCTCCGGCTCTCTCTGCGTTGGAGCGCGGCATGGGGAATGGTACGTCTGTCATTGAGACGCTCAATGAGAACGGCGACGTTGCCACCGGGCGCGTTTCCAATAATGAGGAATGGTACAGTGATTTCTACCGGGAGCATAAGCGGAAGCCGACGAAGGAAGAACTTCGCGAAATGGCGCGGAAAATGATGAGCGGCGAATCGGACGCTCCGCAGGTGCAGGGCTGGACGGTTTCGGATAAAGAAACGGCAGCAGCCTTGGCAAATGAAAAAGACCGCCTCGAAGCGGCGGACCATGAAATCGAAATCCTTGAAAATATCAAGGAACGTATGCAGGAAATGACCGGTCGGGAAATGGAGCTGACCGCCGGAATGACGCCGGAGGCTTACAAAGTCTATCGGACAATTACGTCGGACCTCCTGAAATTCGGCGGCAAGGTCGGACGGGCCGCCCGTATCAGTGCCCTTCTTTGGGCGCGTCATGCTGACGTATTCGCTCAGCGTATGCGGAATCTCGGCAACAAAGACTATACGGCGATGAGCTGGCTCAATCAGAAAATCCGTGGAATCGTTCCGGGGCAGAATGCGCAGCAGGGCTACACGCAGGAAGCCAAGCTTCAGAACGATTTGAAATCATGGAACGAAACGCTTGATAAAGTAGAGAACGGCAAGCTTGATAAACGTCAAGTATATCCGGTTATGGAAACGCCGATTGCGTTGACGCTCGGAGGCATGGAGGCCCTTCCGGTGGTCATTGACGGCTCGAAGATCGAGCACATTTTACAGGAACACCCGGAAGGCATGGATATTGACCTTCTGCGTCAATTGCCTGAAGCGCTTGCCGATCCCATGATGATATTCGATTCCTATGCAGGGAGGCAGGTTGTCGCTCTTGATTTGAAAGACAAGAATGATTCAACGGTTATAGTGATCGTAGAATTAAACAAGGCGCGACATAATATCGAGGTCAATGTAATCAATAACTCCTACGGGAAGAATCCCCGCGTAAAAAACGAGGATGGACAGTGGGAACAGCTTCCCGGCACAGATGTAAAATGGTTCACTGACAATATCGAAGCTGGCCGGTTGCGGTATATAAACAAAACGAAAACCGCCCAATGGCTACACTCGGAAAGGGGCGATTCCCCTGACGAAGGTAGTCTATTGAACGGTTTTGTTACTGATAGTATACCAGACGAAACGGATTTGCGCAAGGCAAAAATGCAGGCAGACGAAGAAGCTTTCAATCAATTCGCCGGTGAAAACGCGGCAACCGCTGACACGGTGAAGCTGGCGAAGGCGCAGGAAATGCAGGAAAGCGGAAAGTCGGCAGAGGATATTTACAAAGAGACGGGATGGCTCCAAGGGCAGGATGGAAAATGGCGCTTTGAAATCCCGGATAATTTGGACAAGATAGACCTCTCGGAGCTGAAGGAAGCCCGGGCCGATGCTTTCGGTTTTTCGCTGGCAAGGATTTATGATAACCCGGCTCTCTATGAAGCCTATCCGTGGCTACAGAATATCCCTGTTGTCAAGGCAAGCGATATGCCGATCACAACACGCGCGGCAGTGACAAACGAATATGATACCTTGGCGATTGAGCTGAATGAAAAGCACTTGGACGACGACAATATAAAAAATACGCTCATTCACGAGATTCAGCATGTTATTCAACGTCACGAAAATTTCGCAAAAGGCGGAAGCCCGGAAATGGCTCGCATGATGATTGAACGCGAGCTTGATCGCCTTTATGCAGAGAAAGCAAAACTCAGTGATGATGCCAGAGAATATATAGCTTCAAAGGCACGATATGAAAACATGTTGCTTGGTATTACTGACGCAGATGAGGACAGACAAGCGGTTCTAAAAAAAGATCTTGATAAATACAAAGACATAGTGCCGGAGGAAGAAAAGAAAGCTGCGAGTAAAATTGCGGGCCGAATCAATAGATTGAATCGTGTTTTGCAAAATTACGGAAATGATGCGATGTATTTGGATCTCGGCGGGGAGCAGGAAGCGCGGAAAGCGGCGGATCGTGCAAATGGTCATACCAATATTGCGCACGCGAGACGCCGTTTGATTGAGGCGGAAATTGCTTTCGAGCAGTTGATTGAATCCCTGCCGGAAGCCGACCGCAAACAAGTTGACGAATTTCTCGCAGCGCATGATGCGGCGATGGAGGCAAACAGGCAGGAAGAACTCCACGACGGAATGCAAGACGAGGAGCAGTACACGAAAGCCCGTATAGAGGCTTGGGACAAGGAAGGTGATTTGGAATCTGCGCTTCCCGAAAAAGTACTGGACGCATGGCACGAGCGCGGAAATGCAGAGTGGGCACTTTCGTTTGCGGAAGAAGCTGCACGGGAACTTCCGCGTCCGCATGATATTAACGCGATTATTGTTTTCGGCGGAGAAAGCATTCCCTATGAGCAGGAGCCGAAAATCCTTGACGTTCTCAATCAGTCGGCATGGCATGGCTCCCCTCATTCTTTCGATAGTTTCGACCTCGGAGCAATCGGAACGGGCGAGGGCGCTCAGGTCCACGGCTGGGGGCTGTACTTCGCGCAGGATCAGGAAGTCGCAAAGAGATACAGGGAAAACCTTGTGGCAAGTCGGGGCGGCTGGGATTATCGCGTCACGGTCAACGGAGAGCGTGTCAGCGATGAAGTCAAAGACGTTCTCGACAGAATATCTCTTAGTTATTTATATAGAGCAGGGAACGAGCACGGACAAGATGCGATTAAAAAAGAAATTCAAGACGCGATAACTCGACGCCGTGGGAAGTCAG